CCTCGTTTTGCCATTTGTCTGATGTGTCGCCGCCCTCACGGAGCATGATTTCTTCTTGTGCTGCTTCTTTTAGAGCGGCAATTAGTGATTCGATTGATTTACTCATTCACTCTCTCCCTTGATTCGAATACCGGCAGTGCGGAGGGCTTTTACTACTGCATCTGTTGTTTGCTGCCTGCCATCTGTATGTCCGGTTGCATAGATACCCTCTTCCCCATCTTTCCAGAAGTCATCGTTAGCTTCGGGCCAGTCGATATCCACCACAATGCTCTCTCTCGACGCTTGCCATGCAGTGCGCATATCAAGCACTGATGCCTTGGCTAAATTAACCATGTCTTCATCGTCGCAATAATTTTCTGTTTCGTAGGCCAACTTGTATGTCGTTGGCATTTTCGATTTAAGCCAAGCTTCAAAGTCAGACTGCGATTTAGTTATGTCCATCATGATTTCCTCGAATTAGCGCCAGTTGGCAGCCTGTTTAGGCTCATTTTCATTAGCAGCAAATTGTCTCGCAGCATCTTCCTGATCAATGTTAGTGAAGTGACCATTTCGCCAGCCCATGTAAAACGTATTTGGTTTGCCAGAGCGGTATTTGCCGATAATGATTTCTGCCAGCCCTTTCATGTTGCTGTTCTTGTTATAAACCTCGTCGCGATACGGGAAGATAAGAACGTCTGCATCTTTCTCGATAGAGCTTGAGCCAGCGAGATCACTCATGTTCGGGCGCTTCTCCTGTCGGCCTTCCGCATTACGGTTAAGTTGCGCGAGGAGAATGACCGGGACTTTATTTCGAAGGCAGAATTGTTTCAGCTTGCGGGTCACTGCTGCAATGGATAGGTCATATCGATCAGCCTTTGGCAAATTCATCAGTTCAAGGTAATCAATCGCAAGGAAACTCAACCCTCCATCCATGTTCATTCGCTCAGCGTGCGCTATACATTCATCAACGGTGAAAGACCCGTCGATGACATAGTTATTTTCGTTCAGGAGAGTGCCTGTCGCTGCTGTTAGCCGGGTGTATTGCTCCTGAATCATCCCTAGTGGATTGCGTAAAGCCCCAATTGCCAGCCCGGAACGATCTGCAACGTGACGCTCAACAACTTGCATATCGGACATTTCCATCGACACAATCAGGCCTCTTCCCTTCTGCTGGCCGATTGAGTTAGCAATGTTGATTGCCAATTCAGTCTTACCCATGCCCGGTCGCCCAGCGATGATGATCAGGTCAGTACGGTCAAAGCCACCGTATTCATCGTCCATAGGATCAATGCCGGTTTTTAGATAGAGCCCAGACTCAGCTCCATGCATTCGTTTCTCCAGCACCTGCATGTAATCGTCCAGCATGTCACCTACTCGGCGGGGAACTTTGTCATTCGTCTCAAACTGCAAGCGAGATACAATCCCTGACACTTCCGCTATGCACTCGTTGATATTGTGAGAGCCAGCACTGCGCAGGATTTCCGCTGCCCTGATGAATTCAGACTCACCCTTGCGTAGCATCCAACACTGACGAACTCGCTTGGCCCACGCCTTGATGTTTGCCGATGACTTGCATCGAGATGAGACGGTCAACACCATGTCTTTAGTGCCAGCAGGGACGGCCTCTTGAATCGTAAATGGGTCAATAGGTTCGCACTTGCTCAGCAGCGCGGATATCACTGAGTACATGTTGCGTAGGTGGAAGTTCTCAAAGGCGTCAGCAGGAAGCTTGCCTGTGATTTCATGGCAGTCGATGTGATCGCCTTTGATAATCATCGAACCAATCAACTGCTCTTCAAAGTCGTAACTGTCCATCAGTCGTCTCTCCCTAAAATTTCGTCAATTTTCTCTTGCCGCAGCGCGGTTTCGATCCCGTACTTTTTCCCGCTCGGATTGCTGCCCTTGGCCCACTCAGTAGGCTGGTAGCCAAACTCGATATAACCGTTGATCAGGGTGTCAACGTCGCGTGGTGTCCTACCCGTCTCATCGCATTGCTTCAGGTGGGATGCCCACAGGCGCTTCAACCCATTTTCGGTAGTTGTCGTGATACTGAGTATTTTTGGGAGTCCGTGATTTTCGGCTTTGCAGTTCCAAGTATTCTTGAACCGATCCCTATCGAACTCGGGCATTTTTGCTCGGGGGTTGGTTTTTTTAGCTCTTGGGTTTGTACCTGCCTGACGAGGGGTTTTCTTTTTCGACTTCTCAACTTCATCCAAAACCACATCGTGGGTTTGGGTAGTTGTTTTTACTGTCTTTGGAATAATGTCTATGGTGTCCCCCTGTTTTGAGGGATTGCTATCCCCTAAATTGAGGGATTTTTCATCCCCTGTTTTGAGGGATTTAACCTCAATTTGAGGGGGCGCCCATTCTGATACGTTTTTATTGATGCCAATCATCTGACCGACAGCAGTTAACACGTTCATTTTTATGAGTTGTACTCTAGTTTCACTAACCCGTTTAACCGGCAATTTTGCTATCCCTGAAATTTGGGAGTTAGCAATTCTATCGCGTGGCTTATTCCATCCGTAGGTAAGCCGGATCACCGCAAGCAACACCTTGAATTGGCGTTTGGTAAAATCTGCGCCTGCAAGCTCTTCCAGAATCATTGTTGCCAGTCGGGTATACCCATCATCAAGATCGGCCACGCGACACTCCACGACCTCCAGATGAGGCCTGATAGGTGAGACATTGTTGTTATAATCGATAGCGTTACTCATTGGCTTTCCCCTGCAAAGGCTTAACCTTTCTGAATTCATAAATAAGCCGATTGCCAAATACTGTGTCGTTCTCACAGAGCATGACTAGCTCGTCAGGCTTGGCGGATCGCTGCTGAGTAACGTCTCGCTGTTTTGCGTTAGTTTTCTTTCGCATGTATAATTACCTCTAGAAAGACATTGTTATTTGCTGTTCTGAAGCCTCGGTTACCGCCGGGGCTTTTTGCTTTCCGGTCACCGCAATCACAGCCTGCCTTGCGATTTCCCTTATCACGCTCGTCTCCCATATCTTCTCCAGAAGAACAAACGTCACTGCCATGTCATGTACGTTTAACCGGCTGACCTTTGATTCGGCCCAGCCAGCCTCCCGCGCAAACTTGCTCTGGCCCTTGATAGCCATTCGGCTTCGTAGCTCAGATTCAACTTCCATAATTCTCTTGCTGTTACTTGCACGTTCCATTGCGTACTCTTCCCTTGTTAGATGTTGTTACGTGACAAAGCCGTAGCTAATGCCACTTGTGATTAGTTTCTTGGGTTTGCACTTTTCAGCGCTCGATTGAAGTGTTTAATGCGGGTGGTTAAGCGGCAGTAACTAACTCTGGCCAGATTTTTTGCCAGTCGTTTGGGCGTAAGTCTTGGCGGCTAACCACTCCACCAGTTGCAACCTCAATCTCCACACAACGAGCGGGAGATATAGGTGACTGCCCTGAGGACATCTGTGAGAGGTATGAACTAGAGACATTAATCTCACTTGCTAGCTTCTTAGCCCCACCACGTTCGAGTCGGTCGATATATTCTTTAAGTTCCATTTTTCACCTCACGAATAAAACATGAGTTTATTAAACACTAAACTAAACGTCAAGTATTTGCTTGTTTATAAATTACTAATCAAAATGACAATATGAACATAAAAGACATCAGGCGCCTGCGCCTAAAAGAATGGTTTGCTGATAAACCTCTCCCAGAGAAAGAGAAGAGTTATTTATCTCAGTTGATTACTGGCAAATCTACATCGTTTGGCGAGAAAGCGGCTCGGCGGCTAGAAAGCACCTATGGGATGCCTGTGGGTCATCTCGATTCGGCTTTTGCGCAAGAAAAGAGCAATGTCAAATTTGTTGGCCCGCATGTGAAAGGAAATAAATATCCTTTAATCAGTTGGGTTAGCGCTGGCGCGTGGTGTGAGGCCATTGAACCTTACACGTTGAAGGATATTGATGAGTGGTTTGAGTCTGACGCCCGAATTGAAGGTAATGGATTCTGGCTGCGCGTCGAGGGTGATTCAATGACGGCTCCTACCGGGATTAGTATTCCGGAAGACACTCTCGTTCTTTTCGATACTGGAAGGGAAGCAAGAAACGGTAGTTTGGTGATTGCAAAATTAGAATCCGCGAACGAGGCTACCTTTAAAAAACTAATCATTGATGGGGGGGCCAAGTATTTACGAGGCCTTAACCCAGCATGGCCTCTTGTGCCAATCAATGGGAATTGCAAAATCATTGGCGTTGCCGTCGAAACAAAGTTGCGATTGGTCTAATACCCTAACCCACTGCTAGCCCATAACTCAAGGAGGAGCGATGAAAGAGTATGTAATACCTGTGATTTTAGTCTTAGCTACTGTTATTTCCATTACTGTAATGGCACTGTTCCTTATGGGCTTGATGGGTGAAGGGATTGATATTGGTGGTATGACTTACTACCTCAGCTAGCCCATAGAGGGGTGGGTGGTAAATTCCAATTGCATAAGGTCAAAGAGCATTTAGTTTTATTCTAGTGATAATACAATCGGCATTTTACTGTATATGCGATCAGGTTTATTATGATGCACAGGATAGGCATTGATGGATAGTGATGATATGAAGTTCAGAATAGTCTATGACGGCCCAGCGTTAGAAAATCACGAGATGGATATTCGCGATCTAGCTCCTGCGCTTATTGCCTTATCAGACGTATTTGAAGAAGCGGCCAAGACTATCTACGGAAAAAAAGCCACCGTAACCGTAAAGGTAAATGCTTCTTTTAAAGCTGGTTCTTTTGGCATTGACTTGCTCGCTAGCTCTCCATCGTGGATAAAACAAGCGATAGAATTTCTTTCTGGTGATCCGGTGTCTGCGACTCTTAATCTCATCACCTTATTGGGCTTATCTAAAGTTGCTGGCACTCAAACAACCAGAGGTTTACTAGATTTAATTAAATGGATTGGGCCAAGAAAAGTAAAGTCTATTCATAAACTTCCAAATCGTAATGTGAAGATTTTCATAGATGATGAGGAGGAAGTATTTGAAGAGGATGTAGTTGAGTTATACAAGAATTATAAACTCAGAGAATCGCTTCAAGAAGTAATTGCTAGACCTCTTGAAAAAGAAGGGATTGATAGCTTTGCAGCTACTTTGGATGAAGGGAAAACATTCGTTACTGTGTCTAAACGCGAAGCAGAATTTTTCTACATAGAAAGACCTGTTGATTCAATTCTTTCAGAAAATACCACCGAAAAGGCACTGCAAGTTATCAACGTATCCTTTAGTGAAGGAAATAAGTGGCGTTTTTCTGATGGATCAGCGTCCTTTCTTGCTGAGATAACTGACGAACATTTTCTTCAAGACGTCAACTCTATGAAACTTAACTTCTCGAAGGGGGATATGCTTCTAGCTGATTTGAAGGTTACGCAATACATGTCAGGCGATGCCATCAAGACATCATATGAAGTGACTAAAGTTAAAAAGCAGATTAACCCACAACGCCAGATTGAATTCCCTTTTGAATAATCGCTATACCCGGCCCCGCTGCCGGGTTTTTTGTGCCTGTAATCTGACAATCTCACCACCCTACTTCACCAATCCATCCTCCAACTGCTCTATTGCCAGCTTTATAGCTAAATTGGATTCGCCTGTCTGCTCCATGATTTGCCAATGTATCCGCTTTAGCTGATATGCCACCTGAGCACGGCTTATCTCATCACCGTTCCGTGCCAGCATCAAACAGCTTTCTCCTACCAATCTGCATGCCTCGTTATATACCGAATCTGAGTTATCCATTTCCACCCCCCCTCATAAATTTCACCCAATTTAGCACACTTTTCACGCCTGATAGCCGGTGCGAAGGGTCACGTCTGAATTATTTTTGAATTAAATTAACTTAACAATCATATAAATAAAGTAAAGCATTCACTATTTGTTTATCATTTACTTGACGATTTAGTTTAGTGTTTAGTAAACTCACTCCATCAACACGGCAGGACGCCAAAAGTAAGACAGGAAGTTAAAACTCAATCGAGCGCTGAAAAGTGCAAATAACCAAACGAGATAGGTTTGGGATGTGGTGAATGCGCAGGCTGATGCGCACCATGATCGCAACGTAAGTCGCCCAGCGCAGTGATAGATGGTATGCGCGGCGTATGCCGTACAAGGTCTGGTTTAGTGCCATCCAGAATGCCGGAAAGAAAGCAGCACCGGCCACCACATCACCAAAGCTATCTCAGGAGAACAACATGATTAAGCCGCACACTATTAAAGAAAATTGCCGCAGCCGTCGTGATGCACAGCGTAAAGCAAAGCAACAGGCATATGCCATCGCTAACCCTATGTCAGTCGGCCGCAAGTATCAGGTTGACGCTTATTCCACATCACCAGTTAGACGCGCTGGTTACTCGCCTGCTC